TCCTTTTAAACAGTCTGCGTTTGACTACCACTTGTAGTTCTGGTTGTTGTCAAGTTTCCGCTCAAATATTGGCGTGTAACACTAACTCTTCCGGGGCTACCATTGCCGCCGTCAGACCCCCAAGGTCCGTCTCCTTTTGCACCAGCGGCACCACAAGTCAGTGTCAGCGTGGACTTGTATGGGACGTTGATCGTGCCAGTTTTTTGTGTTCCGGCACCGCCACCCTCACCAGCCCAGCCGCCACTGTCATAGGGCGTGCGCAGATCGCCGCCAGCACCGCCGCCGCCTGCCCCGTTGCCTGTGGCATTGCCACCAGCATACGATGGTGCGCCAGCGCCAGCACCGCCCTCGACGCTATCCTCCTGCACGACACCTCTGGTGCCGCCAGTTCCGTGAGCACTGCTCTCGCCTGCCGTGCCGTAGCGATAGGGCGAACCGCCGCTGATGGAGCGAGATGCGCCAGCGGCTCCTCCGCCTGATGTGACTGTCGTAAATCCGCTGCCGGACAGGGAGCTTGAGCCGCCAGCCGTGGCTTGCGTCTCACCAGAGTGAGATGCTCCCTCGTCCTCTTGGTTGCCAAAGCCGCCGCCTCCGCCGCCGCCCAGAACATCGTAGGACACGGGGACGAGGTTTGTGCGGCTGGTAAATGATCCGAGCGAGATTTCACCTGTCGTTGAGACGCTAGAATTTGTTGTCACATTAGGCACAAGCGATCCACCACGATAAAACTGGCTTAAACTGACGGTGCCGCTGGCCCCGAAAGTTGTTCTGATATCACTCATTGAGACGGCCATCAGACTGTTCCGTATGCTGTGACGTTAGCTTCGGCAGTGATGTTACCGCTACTGTCAATAGCGAATACATTATTAGTGCCATACTTAAAGTATAGTGTCCCACCACTGTCCCAAATAGTCCAAGAGCCAAGAACAATGCTGTCTCCAGCATTCACGGAGCCTGTGAAGGTCGGGTTTGCTGTGGGTGCCTTTGTGTTTATCTGAGTCTGGATGTTGCTAGTTACACCATCTACGTAATTTAATTCTGTAGTAGTAGCTGTAACACCGTCTAGTATATTTAATTCTGCAGCAGTGGCTGTAACACCGTCTAGTATATTTAATTCTGCAGCGGTAGATGTAACTGCTACTCCACCAATCTTCAGTGTAGTAGCTTCAACTGTACCAGCCACAAATGCTTCACTGCCTACAGTCCACTTGTCAGCAGCTTCATCCCACACAAGAGTTTTATTAGGGAGTGTACCACGTTCAATCTCAATGCCACCATTCTCTGTAGGAGTAGAGCCAGTGTAATTAGAGTTAAGAACAATCTGGTTATCAGCAAGATTAATAGTTTCAGTATTAACTGTAGTAGTTGTGCCTGATACAGTAAGATTACCACCAACAGTAAGGTCGTTTGTAATGGTTACACTATTAGGCAGACCAACAGTAACAGTTGCACCTTCAGAACCACTACCAGATACTTCGACTTCATTAGCAGTACCCGCAATAGTAGCTACATAGTTACCCGTAGTGTCTGTGCCTAAAGCTACAGAGTTAGGCTGAATAGTAGTAGCAAGAGTAATATTGCCAGTACCATCAAATGCAACACCCGTAGCTGTAACATCACCAGACAGCGCAATAGTACGGCTAGTTTGTAAGGCTGTAGCTGTAGAAGCATTACCAGTAACAGTACCAGTTACGTTACCAGTTACGTTACCAGTGACATTGCCTGTAATATTACCCGTAAAGCCAGAAGTAGCAGCAACTGTAGTACCAGTAATAGCGGAAGCAAGTGTACCACCAATCACTGTATTATCAATAGTACCAGCATTAATGTCAGCCGTGTCAGCTATAAGGCTGTCAATGTTAGCTGTACCGTCTACATAAAGGTTGCGCCACTCTTTAATTGAGCTACCAAGATCATACGTATCATCTACGTCTGGAATAATGTTTGAGCCAATGTCTGCACCAATACTAATTGTATCTGTATCAGAGTTACCAAAGGTCAGGTTGCCACTGATAACAGCATTACCAGTTACACTAAGATCACCACCAATAGAAAGGTTAGCTGAAGCAGTAACGTTACCAGTAAGAATAGAAGCTTCATCTACCTGTAAGCCATCTGTCCTTACAGTACCATCAAAGAACGCATCCTTAAACTGCACAGCACTTGTACCCAAGTCAATCGTATTAGTTGTCTTGGGCTGTACTGTAGATGTAGATACAATAATATTTTGAGAGGGTCCAACCTTAGTAATAGGTGCACCTTCACCAGAACTACCATCGTGTGTGTGTCCGGTAGTTGCATTGAATGCAGCTTCAAGCGCATTATATTCTGCGTCAAAGTCATCAGCATCAATAACGTTACCATTAGCAATGTTATTTGCTGTGTCTTGGCGTGTATAACCTGCCATGTGTTACGTCCTTACTGTCTGTCGTTTTGTCTAAATTCTAGAATTGCAGTATCTAGAGTGAATGAAGGATTAGTTGAACCATCTTCAATACGAATTGCTACAGTCTTACCTGATCCAATAATATTGCTCTTATAAACTTTATCTAACTCACCACCAAAAGTAGATACGCCATAGCTAGTATTACTAGAACCAAAAAGAAAAACTCTATTACCAGAGCTTAAGATATTGAATGTATCTGGCTGTATTGTACCTGCAGTTGAGCCTGCGTCAAAGTCATACTTAAGGTTGACATCAAGTGTCATACTGCCAAGTGGGTCTGCGTATATTGTTAGTTTATAAAAAGTCTTTCTAGTTTGAGGATCAGTAATTGGCATATACGGAGATTCATAGATGCACTCAATAAGAGAACCATCAAAGTTTGCACCCGTATCTAACTCATACACATAGCCATCTTCATTAGCAAATAATGTAGTCTCGTCATAGCCTTCTGTGTATTTACTGTCAGCGCAATATGCTTTGATGCCCTTAGTTGTAGCCCATGCAATAGAACCTGCACCTTGGCTAGAAAACTTAGTAGCAATTAATCCCTTAGCAACACGGGATTGTTCAGATGGGATGTAAGCAAAGATACGATACTGAGCTTTCTCTCGTAACACTAGTGAGCAAAACAAACTACTAGACTGAAGAAAGTTATACGCATCTTTAGCTATACTATCAGATGCAACGTCTAAGCCAAAGTCACCAATACGATCAGTGGCACTTAAAAGTCTGACACCATCAGGAGCAACATACATAATGTCGCCACCAACCTCTTGAATAGTATCGCCATCAATACAGCCAATACGGTCAGTAATAGGCGCTACAGTAAAATCAGAAATAGAGCTACCAGTAATACGCAGAATATTGTTTCTACTAAAAACAATAAGTTGGTCACGGAAAACAGTAAGACCAGTAATCTGATGTCCAATGTTAATGACACCACCACCATTAGCCGCACTGAAATCATCATAAGAAGAAGGTGCAGTAAAGTAAAGGTTAGTATCATTTGCAAAGAAGGTAGTAGTTTTAAATGTAGCTACATATTTAGCGCCCTGAATATCAGCAGGCGTAGTCATATATGTAACAGTGTTAGCTGTATCATCAAAGATAGCAGGATAGTTGACACCATCTACAATAATAACTATATGGCCTGAGCCATAGTTAAGCTCAGAGAACCTTGCCTTAGAGCCATTCAAAGCTGCAGTAGCTTTAAGTGTCCAGCCACTACCAGTGCTATGATACACTTTTGAGTTAACGCCATCACTTCTTACAGCTAGTACTTCGCCTGCATTGACTACCTTAACACCAAGAATAGGACCAGAACCCGGTACTATATTAGGGTCATACTTTTCATAGCCTTTAATTTTACTATAGCCACCCTCTTTGGATGGCTCAAAGTTCTGCAGTATAGTGGCAGAACCCACAGCATTAACACCGTGCTGTAAAGGGGATAGGTTAGAGATCAAACCACCCCTAAACTCAATGGGAAATGTCTGCCATGCTGTAGCCATTAGAAGTGTACTCTTGTATCTCTAATATAGTCAGTTCTGTTGATATACAAACTACGTAGGTTTTTAATGCCTTGCTTAAATCTATCGTCAGACACAGAAGAGGCTTGCATGTCTCCTCTAAACTGATACGCATAGTACATAGCACCATCTACAATAACGTGTCTGTACGGCTCAGGGAAGTTAGGAACGTCTGTAGGCTTACTCAGGTCATACCCTAAAGTGTAGTAGTCATATACTACTTCATACTCTTGGTCAGGAGAGGGAGAGAAGATGATCTCTCGGTTAGGGGAACGCACAACATATACAGGCGCACCTCTATTGTTACTGTTAGAGTTATACTCATAATCTACGTATTTGTCAAGATATTCTTCGTATGAAATGGATTTTAACTTACGAGTACTGATGCCAAGAGCAGCATCACCCTTAACTCTAAAGGTGTTAAAGTTCACAGTCTTAGCATCATACGGGTAGCTGTAACGTACAACACCAGCTTCCAGCACCTCAGTCTCTTCAATGTGGTTCCAAGGCCACTCAAACTCTTCTTGGTTAATGTGGCGAATAGATGCGTTTACAGCATCCTTAGCAAAGCTGTAGAAACCACCAGCAGCAGTAAAGTTAACTTCTGTAAGTTCCACTTCATTAAGGCGTCTATTGACATCGTTAACAAGGCCAAGATAATTATAAGCCATTATTACTTCTCCTTAATGCGAAGATAGATGCTGCGTTCATACTGCAAGCCTTCACCTGTGTTAATACGACAGGTAATGTTATAACGAATGTTGTTTGTACCTAGAGAGAAACGTGCAGTAGCAACTTGACCAGAGATAGTGCCAGTCACAAACTGCAAGCCATAAACTACACCAGCGTCTGCTACTTGTTGTTTAACGCCATTCGCATCTGTGATAAACCAAGTAACAGCAGAGAGAGTGTCATCTGCTAAGAAGCGTGACCAATCTACACTGTAGTCTAAGATTTCATCTTTGTCTTTATCAGGCCACTTATATGCCATATCTTAAGTCCTATTATGCTGCAACGTATACGGTTCTATTTGTGTTAGCTGCTTGAATATATACAACTCTGTTTTCTTCACTGACATACCTAGTATTGAACCTGTCGGTAGCGACTAAGTAAATAACCCTGTCACTTTCATAGCTATCTTTAATAGCTTGATAGTTAAAGCTTTGGTTATCTACAGTAACACCACCATTGTAAATAGTAAGTGGTACAGATACAAGAGTAATTCTATTCTCAGTACGAGTAGTGGGTGTACCAACTGTAGCTGTAGCCTCAGTTCCTGTAATAAGCGTTACAGCCTTAGCTATAATTTCTGGGCTACCTACAGTTACAGTAAGGGTAGGTGTGCTAATAAGTGTTACAGCTTTAGCTACAACGGTAGGTGTGCCAACTGAACCAGTTAAACTTACACCTGTAGCTTGAGTTACAGCCTTAGCTACTACAGTAGGTGTACCAACATAAGAGGTAGCACTTACAGAGTTAATAAGTGTTACAGCTTTAGCAACAACAGTTACAGTGTTGATTGTACCTGTAGCTTCAACACCTGTCAAGCTAGTATTAGCAGCACATACAGTTACTACAGAATTAGTGCTAGTAGTAGCAGCTACACCAATTACACCTAGACGTACTTCACCTGCAGAAGCAAAGGAGTCTACTGAAAAGGGTGTAAAGCCAAATAGCATTAGCTGTCTGCCTCAGTGATAGTTAACTCACCCGCCTCTACCTGCCGCATAATCTCAGCGTAGTGACGGTTGGCTGGGTCTAAGGGGACGAATAGTTCTCGCCCGTCGATGGTGGCACGGATGGAGGCGTTATCACCTGATATAAAGTCTGTAATATATTGTGCTGATGTAATGTGCATTTGTTCCATGATTACAACTCCGCATCAATTTTTACGCTACACCCAGACGAGTTCGCAATTACATAACTTGCACCATTCACTGTAAAAGTCATTCCATTGACTGGATTTATATTCACCGATCTCTTTGTTGCATACACCCAGTTGACAACTGTGGGAGCTTGACCAGTAGTGCCGCTATAACACAAAACACCATTGGTTAGTGATATTGTAGGGTTGGCCCTTTTTTCATTATAGTAAAATGGCCCATGAATACCATTTGCGTTATAAGCATGACCAATTGCAACCGCTGCGCTCGCTGAATAATCTATTTGCTCATAATACCGCTGACACAGCGCCAACTCCTGACCATACGAACGATGCTCGAATGGGGTGGCTGTGTCGCCGACTTCGAGTTGAGTGTCGTAAACTTCTATGATCTGACCTGTTGTTGAACCACTAAACAACATACTAAAATAAGGATTTCCGCCAGACACAAGAGCAGAAGATGATCCAGAAATAGTAAGTGTTTGCTCTTCTCCTGTTGCAGCTACAGAACCAGAAAATAAATCAGCCCAGCCGTTTCCCCAGTTCTTAACATACAGTTCAGCCGTAACACCAACAGGAGCTTTAAACTTTATAGTAGCCGTGTACGTGTCAGAGTTTCTCTGGAAAGCATCGTCTATGTTTTCAATAATCTGGAATAGCTGATTTCCAGTAGTGTTCGAACCGATGGTCATCTTTAAGCCACTTATTATCTTTTCTGTGGTAGCAGTGTAGCCAGCTTGCCATCTATCTGCCGTGTATGACCAATTACCTGCGCCACCATAATGGATTGTTCCACGTTGCCATATACGAAAATCGTTATTAATCAAAAGGTTGCGGTTGCTCAAGGCCCCGTCACTGTAGGCATTGCCTAGATTGGCTAGTTCACGAGCCTTGCTCATATCAGCCTCCGATTAGTGTGGAGAGGTCCAGTGCCTTCAGTTCATCTGGCGTAGAGGCAGCGGCAATACGTGCATCAGCAGTAACGTCACGCAGCGCCTGCTTCTCTGCAGCGATAGCAGCCGTGTCGCCGCCCTGCTCAAGAGCCTTCATGTAAGCAACGTCCAGCGCAGCCAACTCAGGCGCACGTTCACGGCGAAGGTTGTCCTTGTGGATTTCACGGGCCGCAGCCATGTCTACCTCAACAGCAGCGCCATTGAATTGCCATGCGCCACGGAAGGTGCGATCTGCGGGAACGGTGAGAGACGATGCGTCACGAACATCGCCGTTGATATTGATGTAGGTGGTCATGCGGCCATCTCCAATTGATTAATTTTCCAAGCGTTACGATAAGAGCGATCCGACGGGATTAGCTCGACTGGAACAATGCGAAGTATAGCACGGTTCCCTTTGTAATCACGCCACACCTGCGGCGGGATGTCTTTCATGATGAGATACTCGATTGCCTCTTCCTCGTTCATGGCATCAATCGGTTCAGCGTAAGGGTGTTCCTTTGGCTGTCCGTCTGGCACTTCACGGTCACGCAGGTAGGTGTCAATCGGAGGAAGGATGCCACCAGCCAGTGCAGCAGCCATCCAGTTTGGATCAGGCACAAGCACAGCGGCAGGTGCATCAGGCTGATCTGGGTTTTCAAACAGCACACGATACTTCGACTGCACAGGCTTCAAGCGTGACTTGGCTTCGAGTAGGCGGTTCCAGAGATGCTGCGTCATGCTAGGTCACCTGTGTAAGCTAGTGTCACTTGATCAGCATCCTCAGCCGCAGATGAAGTGTTTGCTGTTGCAAACAGAAAACCTGTTGTTGTTTTGCTAGAACCAACTGAAACAACAAGGTAATATACATTATCCCACATTGAAAAGCTAACGTGATAATTAGAGCCTGCCATTGCATTAGTTATTGTTGGGACAGTTCTACCGACAGCTACATCCGTAATAGAGCTAACATTGAAACTGTCATTAATAGATTGCGTTCCAACCTGACCAAAATCTACCCAAGCCTTGGCCGACCCATTGACCACATAGCCAGTGCCAACAGAGGTGGTGCCATCGGAGATGTTTGATACAACTAGATTGCTCATGCTAGGTCTCCGTGGACTGTTAGTGTTAGATAATCGACATCTTGCTTTACTGAGTTTCCATCGTGTATTACAACTGCCCTGAATGACGATGCCGTAGGTGCGCTTAAAGCATTGTGTGCGATAGAATTAATTTGCACTGTATTCAAAGCACCGTTTACAGAACCTTCCCCACAACAAGCCCCAGAAACTCCATAGTTGGCATTACCCATATTGTTGGAAAAGTTTGTTGTATAATCACCTACCCCATTGTCTGTGATACTGCCTACATTATGACTATCCCTGATGGTTGCTGTATCACCATTCAATGACATCCAAGCCGCCGCAACACCACGGGTGGAACGACTAACAGTCTCAGTGGATCGCTTGATGTTCTCTACGGTAATCTGGCTCATGCTAGGTCTCCGTGGGTTGCATAACATAAGACAATTAAGTCTCTTGCAGTGCCGGTTTCATCAGCACAAAGATGGCTTCCGCTGTCGGCAGCTAATGAATAAACACGAACAAAAGTTCTATTGGCTGCGCTTTCAGTATTATTGTTATTTGTTTTACCACCAGCATCCATGACATTATTGGCAAAGCTAAGAGCAGATGAATATGTTACTTTCCCGTTTCCTGTCGCTAAATCGCTAAAACTTGATACATTAAAACTCTGGTTAATAACCGGAGTGCTATGATTAACATTAGCCCAAGCCTTCGCAGCACTCTGCCCCGTCAGCGTAATAGGGCCAGTGCCAGCGGCGTCACTGATTGTGGTTGCTCGAATTTCACTCATACGATTACTAGGCTCCCATTAACTGTGAGTGTCACGCCTGACGCTACTGTGAGAGGTCCAGCAGCCGATGCGTTCTCGTCTGCGTCAATGGTAACATTGGTGTTCAAGGTCTGCTCATTCACACGGAAGATGTCGCCGTTTGCGCTGGCAGTTCCGACAGTGCCTCGGTCACCCTTATAGCGACCTCCGCTGTTTGCTGTCTCAAAGGTGGCAAACGACAATACCTCAAGGATATCACCAGCCGCAGCACCTGACGACAACACCACATCAGAGCCGTTGCTGGCGGTATAGTCTGAGCCATTCAGGAGCTTCACACCGTTGAGATATACGTCAAGAAAGCTCGGCGTATAGCCCGAAGTCGCAAACGTGGTCTGCCCCGCCGTGGCAGTGAATACATCTCGTGTTTGTGTCGCCTGAGGCGTTGGCTGATTGCCGATGTATGTTGCCATCTGTGGGCGTCCCTATAGTTATTATACGAGCGGAGTTGCTGCGTCAGCTTCTGCTTGGCGCTGGGCAGCAGTTTTGACGACACCGTGGTCGAATGCATGAGCCACGACTTCCTCACGGGTCAGCGGGATAGCTTCACCGTTGTCGAGGCAGTGCTTAACAGTAAGCTGCACAATCTCGTCGTTGGCGATCCTTGCACGTTCAGTCACAGCGTTGATGACCCATTCTTCGGGCGACAGTGCTGCGTATTCGAGACCTTTATACTGGGTCTCAGTCAGTTCGATGGTGATGATAGGCATCATGCTACTCCGCTGGTTTGTGCGTCGATATGCGCCTGATAAGCCGCCTTAACGTCATCTGTGTGGACGATAGCAGCAAGGGCTTGCACCTCGGCAGTCTCGCCTGAGAGGTCATCCAGTGGGCCTACCACACGGCGGTGGAAGCTGCGGCTGATCTCTACGCCATCACGTTCAATGATAGTCGCAGTGCGGATTTGAATGAATTTGTAGTCACCGACAATTTCGATCTTGTCGTCTGCGGTGCGTTCTGTAAGTGCCATCGTTTATCTCCTGTGATGGTTGGACTGACTACCCTGTGACCCAACAGGGGTGGTTATGAATTTGTTGTGTAGGTTAGGGTTGACTGAATTACTGCAAGTGATCCCAAGTCATCGCCACTTAGTTGTTCAGGGCTGGAGCCATCTCTAAAATATCGCAAGGGGTTATCTCCGCTAGGACGCAAGAAGATACCGTATGTACCTTTCTGAGTGGCGTCTGCACCAACCGCATAATATAAAGGAATTGCATAATAGCTGTCTGTATTTGGAGTGAAGGGCAGAGACGCAGAAGTGAGGCTAGTAACACCTCCCGTATAAAAGCCAGCATCGCCACCACCTGAATCAAACGCAAAGTGTATAGTTACAGTATTCCCGACTTTCGTGTAGGAGCCAGAACTTCCAGTCCAATTTCCCCCGCTGTTTGTTAAAACAGGCGTCCAAGTCCCCTCCTCATAGTCATTCAGCAGATTAGCCGCACCAGTGCCGCCGAGGTAGACACCGCCAGAGAGGTAGAGGTCTTTGAAGCGGGCCCCAGAAAAGCCAAGGTCTATTGTGTTGTCCCTGTATGAGAGTTCGCCGCAATTGAAAGGAAATATTCCATTTGAACCATTATCGTATCGCAGGCCAGTATCAGTCCCGCCAAAGTAGGGATAATTACCAGAAATACCAGCCATGCCCCTAGTTGTGCCGTTGAAGCGGAAATCAATGATGTCACCACCACTGCTTAAACGATTTAGAGCCAAAGCGCCGCCACCATCACGTGCAACATAAAGTGTGTCATTGCTTTGCATCGCCATGCCAGCAGTCGCACCAAAATCAGCACTAGTCTTACCCACCAGCACGTTACCCGACGAGTCGATTGTCATGGCAGTGCTAGAGGCATTGTCGTCTATACCATTCGAAGTGAAGGCACCAGTGAAGTTTACGTCACCACTAAACGTCCCGCCAGCCGATGCACTCACAGTGTCACTCGTCTGGAACGTAGCATACGACACCACGACAACCTCATCGCCGTTCTGTGCGGCATTGGTCAGCGTGATGGTGGTGCCATTGGTGGCGGTGTAGTCAGTCCCGTCAACGAGCCTGATGCCGTTGTGGAATACGTGAACAAGGTTGGGCGTGTAGTTCAGACCAGTCAGCGATGTGGTCGTGGTTGTGATTGCAAAGACCTTCTTGCGCTCTGCTCCAGAGGAGACGACAGAGGCTTTAGAACCGATGTATCCTGCCATGTTAGTTCCCCTCCGGTTTAGTCGGCCAAATTACGTCAAAGGGAAACCCGTCTTGCTGCGGGATGTAGAGCAAATCTTGGCGGTAGGTAGCCCACTCCGCCTGCTTCTCGGGCGTAAATGCAGCCCAACGAAGGGCATTACCAGCAATAGGATCAACCTCTGTCACCAACTTGAACTCACGTTCAGCACGAACCTGATCAGCAGCAATGGCATCAAGTTCAGCTTGTGTCGGAGGAACATATGCAGCAACGTCTCCATTCTGAGCCATAGCGGCGAGAAGATCGTCGTTATTGACTGTCATGTCTGTGTCGGCAGGATCAAGCGTGTAGGGTATCCAGCCATGGACCTGATGCTCAATTTCGCAGTCGATGCGGGTGGCGTCGATGTATCTTGCATTCCGATAGTTCATTACGAAATCCTCATGTAAAGTGTCGCTACATAAGAGTATGAAGTTGTCGCAATTCGACCACTCATCGCCCTCCAAGTTCCGCTAGGTCCGCTTGAATAAGTGTGGCCCACACTATAACCAGAGTTGCTGGTATTGGAGTTGGTTGACTGAGCAGAATATCTTAACCCAGAACCAGCATATGTGCTTCCCGGAGTTACCCCAATATTTGCGGTAGTCGCTATCAAATAAGCGTATGTGCCGACTGCGCCAACGCCGAGGCCTACGTGCATCATCAGGTTGCCAAAAAGATAGCCAAGGTTGGTGTCGGCTTCCAACTGCATTGGGTGGGGAGTTTCCCATCCTAGGTATGCGCCACTGCCGTCACGGTCGGCGAGGATATAGAAGTTGTTGCTGTCAACGTAAATGTAGAAACTGTCAGCATTAGTGTCGTTAAACGAAATCGTCGGAGACGTTCCGTTCAACTGTATTGCGTTGTTGGCGTTGGCGTTATTGATGACGAGGGTGCCAGTCATCGTGCCGCCAGATGTGTTGAGGTAATAGCTTCCCTCCTGCCCATCCAGTAAGTCCGCATCCAGCCCAGAGCCAGAGCCATCCACAGTCGTAATAGCAGTCAGGATTTCACTAGCGGTTTGGTCTGCTGTTGCACCAGCTTCAATACCGTCGAGCTTGGTGCCATCAGCCGCAACGTCACGACCATCTACAGTGCCAGTGACAGAGATGTTGCTATCAACGGTCAGACCATCGCTGGTGATCGTGCCAACTACATCAAGAGCAGTTGCAGGACTTACCGTCCCAATCCCAACACGATTGCTCGTTCTGTCCACAAACAGCGGATCACCAGCAGCGCCCTGTGATACTTTAACAATATCGCTCTGCTTGCTCATTAGCTTTGCTCCAGCACACTCAGGATCACATCAGCGGCAGTAGCTGCGCTCGCAGTCACAACCACGGTATCCGCAGCCTCAAGGATGATCTTGCCATCAAGCACGGAGATTGCAGCGCCAGCGGGGAGCGGAACGTCTTTCACGAGGTAGACACCAGCAACCTGCACCGAGAAGGTGATCTGGTTAGCCGTTACGTTGGCTACGTTGCAGCCGATGACCACAGCCACAGTGGCAGATGGAACCGTGTAGGTTGTTACTGGAGAGGTGCCTACCGAGGCGCTTGTGTAGTTTTTGAAGGCGTTCATGTGTTATTCTCCAAACTTTTCTAGATAGCCAATTGCTTTATTAAGAATATCAACACTATCCCTAAACTTTCCAAGTGCAGTATTGCATGACTGACAGAGTAAAGCTCTAATGTGTCCGTTAGTATGACTGTGGTCTACAGCAAGGCTTCTAGAAAGTTTACTTTGGTGTGTACCGCATATCGCACAGCAACCCTTCTGATCCTCAAACATTTTGTTGTAATCTTCTAGTCTAAGATTAAATTTAGACATTAAATTGTTACGCTTATTTCGTAAGTACATCTCGTCAGTGTACGTATAAGACCGTCTTTTACATTCTTTACAACTACTGGCTAGATTATCTTTCTTACTAACATCTTTATTAAACTTAGATGTACACTTCTCTGTTCCACATTTACTGCATATTTTCCTAGCCATAAGTCACCCAAGAGCAATTGCTAAGGCCAGCGCAGTGCCAGCGGCGTCGAAGTCAGTAGAGTCAAGACCATCTAAAGTATCAGCATCTACGTTTAAGTTATCTACAAAAGTTTTAGTGACACGAGTATCAATATCAGAGTTTACTCTAGTGCTAGTATAGTAAAGGTTAGTACCTTCAGCTAAGTCTGTAGTAGTCTTTGTAGCTAACCTAGTATCAAAGTCACTGTTAGCTCTTGTAGAAGTATAGTAGAGATTTGTACCTTCAGTTAAGTCTGTAGTAGACTTAGAACTAAACGCTGTATCAAATCTACCAGTAGTATAGTAGAGATTAGTACCTTCAGTTAAATCTGTAGTAGACTTAGAACTAAATGCTGTATCAAATCTACCAGTAGTATAATATAGGTTAGTACCTTCAGTTAAATCTGTAGTTGTTTTACTGCTAAATGCGGTGTCGAATCTAGCTGTAGTATAATACAGATTAGTACCTTCTGCAAGGTCTGAAGTAGTATGGTTGCTTAATGAAGATACAGTACCAGTTACATTGCCTACTAAATCAGTAGTAAGCGACTTGTTCATAGTCCAGCGATCAGTAGCAGAGTCATACGTAAATGTAGCACCAGCCCCATCTACTGTAAGCCCTGCACCATTAGCAGCAGAAGCATTGGCTGCACCAGAAGCTAGAACAAGGTTAAGATCATCTACAGTTACAGTTGTAGAGTTAATCGTAGTAGTTGTACCGTCTACCTGCAAGTTACCAGCAATAACTACAGTACCAGTTATATCTCCGTATGCTGCAGGGTCAATAGTAAAAGTAGCAGGGCCACGAAGGTAGCCGCTAGTTGTAATGTTTCCAATACTAAGATCATCATTACTATCAAGTGCTACAGCTTTTTCAGCAGGCAGTGTAATGAAAATGTCTTTAGTGCCAGAAGTAAAACTTACAGCAGTGCCGCTGTTGCTACTCTCTAAGATAGTAGTACGTGCAATAGTACCAGCAGTACTATCGTAAGTTCCTAGACCTACTTCCCACTCGTCAGCATTCCTATGCGAGATTGCGTAGTATGTTGTATCAGAGTTAGAGAGTACAGCACCAAAAGTCTGAAACCCCTCTACTGCACCAGCGAGTGTTATATCGCCAGTGCCTGTAGTAGTGGTAGTCTCTTTTACTCTATCTTTAAGAAGTAAAGCCATAAGAGTGTACCTTATGCAATACGGACAATAGCGTTGGATGCATCCGCTGTCGGGAACTCAATAGTGAAATCGCCATTAGTCGAGGTTTTAGTACCACCAAAGTCAATTACAGCAATAGCTTTATTGGTCTGAGAAGCATTATAGATAATGCAACCATCAGCAGAAACTGTAGCTGAAGCCCAAGTAGTATTGGCAAAGTCAACAATAGCAGTTGAACCGTCTAAGCTAATAGTAGCACTACCAAGTGTGTTTCCACCAGCAGTATAGTTAGTACCTACTGATTCATCAGAGCTTACAGTAACATTGCTGTAGTTAGTAGTAGCAGCACCATAAGTGCCAGTAGGTGTCGCTTTAATAAGCGCAATCTTAATAACGTCAGTGTCTAAGTCGTGAACACCCCCAAGAAGCTCTTGCTTGAAGCTGTTGCACATCGCAGTTGTAATAGCCATCTTGGGATGTCCTATGTATAAGTTTCACAAGGCAAGAAAGGGCCAGCCGAAGCCAGCCCTTCCTCAGTGATATTAGGCAGCGTTGTAGTTCGCAGTGACAAGAGCCTCAG